CATGTTCAGCTTGAGACTGGCACCGTCGCCACCTCTCCCATTCCCACTGCCGCCGCCACGGTCACGCGGGCGGCGGATCAGGTCAACGTCACGGCGGCCTCGATCAACTACTCCGCCACGGCAGGGAGCTGGTGGGTTGACGTGAGCATGAATGCGGTGAGGACTAGCTGCCGTATCATCGGTTATACGACAGGCTCCAACACTCCGCTCTATCAGTCGAATGCTACGCAGTTTGCTTGCTTTGACGGGGTCACCAATACAAACGCAGCAGCAGTTGTCAGCACCCTTGGCAATCACAAACTGGCGGCGGCTTTTGCCAGTGGGGACAGAGCCGTCACAGCTGATGGACTGGCACCGGCGACCAATGCCACAGCGGGGACCGCTCTGCTCAGTCCCGGTACGAATATCGGCTTTGGTTATGATCCCTTTGGTGGCGGCGCAGATCCGATCAACGGCTACATCCGCAAGCTCCGCTATCTGCCGCGCCGTCCGACGAATGCCGAATTGCAGGCGATGACGGTTTAGCCATGGCCATTGACTTCCTCTTTCGCGCGACCACCCGCAAGGACTTCGAGGCGATGGCGAGGACGGCGAACTTCATCGGCAGCGATGAGGACAACATGAACAAGCCGCTGCCGGGGATTGAGATCGATCCCACAATCGGAACGCCGGAATATGAGACGGGCATTCCTATCATCGACGTGCCCTCGCCGGACGAGGTGACGCCGCCGCTCCTGAAAACTGGCTGGCACGCCAACGTCAGGGTATCGGGCGCGCGCGAGGCGCAGGAGATCGAGGGGCTCGAGCAGACGGACGCCGAGGGCAATCTCCTCCCGGCAGCTCAGCGGACGCATTTCGGTATCACGTTCAGCAACAACGGGACCGTTGTGGTCGACGGCACGACCGAAGGCGTTCAGTACACCAACGTCGCGCTCATTAATGAGTTGACGATCGTCTCGCCGCAGCGGGTCTGGCAATAATGGCGGCTAAAACCCGCGCCGTCCTCAAAGCCGAAAACGCCACCGACTTTCCTGACAATACCGCACGCCTGATTTCGCCCGCCGATCTGCGCGGGCAGATGGACGACATCGTAGACAGCGCACTGTTTCCCGAGGATGGACTTGTCGGCGAGCCGGGGCCGCCGGGTGCTGATAGCGGTAGCGTTGACGGGATGGCGGCGTTGCGTGCGATCGTCCCCACTGCGGGAAAGACGCTGCGTCTTAACTACCACACCACGCCAGGCGATCTCGGAGCCGGACAGTTCGTCGGCGTGACGAGTGGCGGCCCATACGCCGACGATGGCGGCACGGTCTGCGTCGGTGCGGACACGTCAAAGGCGTGGCTGCGCGTGTGGGACCATGTGCGGGCGCATGTCGGCTGGTTCGGTGCGAAGTGCCAGCCGGACTTGCCTACCGGGCCGGATGATTACCTCGCCGTCAAGAAATGCTTCGACATTTTCACCAGCGGGCGCTCGACCGGCGGGGCGCACGGCGGCGGCACCATCAACAGCGGCATCATCGATGTCGGGCCTGGGTTTAACTTTTCGCAGCCGCTGATCTATGGCGGCAACCTCGGGGCCAGCTTCAAGATAGTCGGTAGGATCAGTCGCGGGCGAGGCGGGCAGGAGCGGAGCTTCCTGCGCTATACCGGGCCGAAGACGCATGCCGCCATCATCTTCTATGGAGCGAACGAGTGGGCCTTTGAGGACATCAACATGTGTCCCGGCCTGGCGATGACGGGCATCCTGGCGACGGCCGACAATTCCTACAACAACAACTTCACCCATACGACTAGCGTGGAGATTACGGCCGGAGCTGACCGAGTAGTCTCGCCGCTTGGCGGCACGACCCCGGCGGAGAAGGTGCAATACCTGCAGCCAGGCGTGTTCCTCGGCGTCGGCGGCCGGTCGGACCAGATTGGCGGAGCCGCCGCCGGGGCGGATTTCGAGATTGTCTACATCACCGCCGTTGACAGGGTGGCGGGGACGTTCACCGCCGACTTCGCAAAGACCCACCCCGCCGGCTCGCTACTGGGTGGCGGCGCGCCGTGCTCAAGCGGATGGGTGAAGGACTGCCAGTTCCAGACGGCATCATCGCCAATCTGGACCCTGATGTCCGGTCCCGCCGTGGACCTCGGCGTCGGGCCGCTCGGAGGGGCGCGCACACGTTTCCCCGTCACCGACATCACTGGCATCAAGGTCGGGCATCCGATCCGGGTCGGAAGCCTGCTTTACGCGGAGGTTCTTTACCCGGATGTCGTCAACGTAGGAGCGAGCTATTTCGAGGCGTATAGCAATAATTTCGGCCACACGACCGGGCATCTTGTCATGTACCCGACTTCCGGCATGGCGCTCGGGAACAGGCTCATCGGGACGGTGCAGACTGACAACGTAACGTTTAGCTCCTGCACTTGGACCGGGATGACCCTGCGCACCCACCCCGGCACCAGCATACAGACGGCGGACTGCTACACCGGGTTTCGCCAAATCTGGGGCGGCAACGTCAAGGCATTCGTATTTAACAACATGCAGCCCGCCTATCTGCGCTGCGGGTTTGCCTGTGAGCAGGCGTCAGGCCAGTATCATTTCAACGGCGGCACCAGCGCGGCGATCTACGAGGTGATCTGGTGGAACATTGCCGCCACCATGACCGTCCTCGGCTGGGAGGACGAAAGCACCGGCATGTGGCTCACCGGGCTGGGCGGCTCCAGCCCGTCACAGGCGACGTTCATCGGCTGCACCTTCCAGGGGGCGGCTCCCGACTTTGCTACCGTGCCACAATCTACCGACGAGATGATTTTGTATTCCGGTCAGGTGACCATGATCGGATGCTACCTCATCAACAACCGCATACCCGGCACCACGCTGCCGCTCATCTCCATCACCGGGCTGCTGGTCGCGGACGTTAGCAATAATCCGCCGGGGCTGGTGCTCCTCAACTGCACTTTTATCTATGCCGGCTTGAGCAATATGAACCTGGTGCGGAACGGGCCAGGCGGAACGGTAGACGTTTTGCAGGACGGCACCGGCAATGTGACGATGCTTAACTGTATCGGCAACATTGCTCCTACCAATACGCGCCTGCCAAATGTCCTGCCGCCGATGAAGAGGTGGCAGAACACCGCGACATATGACCCGCCAAGCCTGCTCGCTAACACCGCCGGCATCATTCAGACGATGGCCGTTGCCGGCGCGGTGATGGGTGACCTGGTAGAGGTCAGCTTCTCGCAGAACCTCGGCGAGATGCTGTTGCGCGCCTGGGTGAGCGCGGCGGATACCGTCAGCTACCAGTTCCGCAACCCGACTGCTGGGACGATTGATCTGGCTAGCGGCACGGTGAAGTGCCGCGTGAAGAAATAGATTGCCTGGCGGCGGTTTCGACACCGGCTTCGATGTCGGCTTCGACATTGGGACGGATGCGGCACAACGACTGCCGACATGGTTTCGCGGCGCGTCCTGTGAGATGCGGCCGGCGAACGTTACTTACGAAATGCGGTCGAGCAATGCGCAATGCGCCGCGCGAGCCGTCAACATGCAGTTTCAGACGCGGGCGCTGAATATCGCATTCGGGTTGCGAATGCCGAACCTGCAAATGCCGGCTCCGCTCTGGCGGCCGGGAGGACAGACAGACATGGTTGATAGAGTGAGCGGTGCGGTCTACGTCGCGCCGGACGGTGACGATGCAAATAGCGGCACTGAGGCTTCGCCCGTCCTCACGCTCGACCGCGCCTCGGCGCTTATCGATCCAGGCGGCACTATCTACTATGCCGGCGGCACCCACACGCATCTTACGCAGCAGACGATTAGCCGCAACGGCACTGCATCAGAGCGCATTACGGTCTGCCCGGTGCCGGGCGAGCACGCCATCATCGACGGTGGTGGAGGCATAGACGGAACCAGCCCGCTCGTAATGATCGACGGCAATTACGTGACGTTTCGCGACATTGAGGTGCAGCGATCAAGCCGCCAGGGCATCGCTATCTACACGGCAACCGGCGCGGAGGTCATCAACTGCGTCGTGCGTGATTGCTGGGGAACCGGGATCATCAGCGAGGGACCGACCGTCGGCAGCAATGCCGATACTCGGATCGAGGGCTGCACCGTTTATCACAATACCGCCCACAATCTTACCGGCGAGCCTGGCTATGGGCAGGGCGTTAGCCTGTCGACCGGGAGTGGCGGCACGGTCAGGAATTGCTTCGTCTATGAAAACATGGGCGAGGGCATCGGCGTAATGAAAGGCCACGGAGCGGCTACGCTCGAAGACAACGTTTCCTATGACAATTATAAAATCAACATCTACTGCGACAGTCCCTCGACGGGAACGGGAACGCGGATAGACGGCAACCTTTGTTTCTGCACCGGCAACCCGAAATACCTCACCTACAATACCGGACTGCGTTCGACGGGTATTACGTTCGCGCGCGAGACGGGCTCCGGGCATCTCGCCGGCATCGTCTGCGTCAACAACACCCTGGTCGGATGTCACTACGGCATCAGCTTCTTTGAGCAGCGCCCGGATAGCGGACTGGTCGATGCGATCTTTACCGGCAATGCCATCATCAACAGCGTCACGGCGGCCATGCACATCGAGCCGAGCGGCGCGAGCGGCAACCAGGTGACGGACAACATCTTCTTTCCCGCGCCGGTGTTTGGCGGCGACCTGTCCGGCTTCATCTTCGGGCCGGCTGATCCGCAGTTCATCGCCGGCCGCGGCAATAACGCGGTCGTCTGGGCCAGCTCTGAGGTCTGACAAATGGCGATGACCTGGGACTGGCCGGCAACCGCCATCGCCGCGCCTACGCCGGCACTGCGACTGATTACTCCGGCCGCGCCGGTCGTGACGTGGGGTGAGGCGGCGGCGCATCTGCGCATTGACGACGCTACCGAGCAGGCGCTGGTCGAGGGCTACATTGCAGCGGCCACCCAGCATCTCGACGCCAAGTATGGCATCCTCGCCGGGACCACGCTCGGGGTGCAGACGTGGGAACTCTACCTTGACGCCTTTCCCTGCGGGCCGATCAAGCTGCCGCTGACGCCGGTCGTGGATGTGGTGAGCGTCGGCTATGCCGATGCGGACGGCGTTGACCAGATTGTCGATCCGGCAAGCTATGTGGTCGATGACAAGAGCTATGACGGTTGGGTGGTGCCGGTCAGCGGCTATGGCTGGCCGTCGACGCTGGCGACTATCAACGCCGTCACGGTGCGCTTTCGCGCCGGCACGACGGCTACGATCCCGGCACCAATCAAGCTGGCGATCATGGAGCTCGCCGGTCACTTCTATGAAAACCGCGAGACGGTGACGGCCGCTAGCCTGACGGAAGTGCCGATCTCGGTCTACACGCTCGTCGCGCCGTTCCGGCGCATTGTCATTTAGAGGAAGGGGAAGCCCTATGGCCGATCTTGTCATCACTCCTGCGAGCGTAGTGCCGGGGCAGAATGCCCTCATTGAACACGGCTGGGCCGGGGCGACGATCACAGCCGGCCAGGTGGTCTATCGGGCCGACAGCACGGACGGCAAATACAAGCTCGCCGACAACAACATCCCGACGCCGGTCGAAGTGCATACGCCGCGCGGCATTGCCCTGCATGGAGCAAGCGCAGGCCAGCCGTTGACCATCATCAAGTCGGGCACGGTGACGATCGGGGCAACGATGGCAGCGAATACCGCCTACTACCTTTCCGATACGCCGGGAGGCATCTGCCCGGTGGCGGACCTCACCGTGCCTGTGGCAACCGGCGAGCAGCCGGTCATGCTCGGTTTCTCGTCTTCGACCACGGTGCTGAACGTCGACATCCAGTCGGCGGCTGGGCCGCTCTGATCCATGCCGGCCGGTCGGCTTAAGACGCGCGTCACCTTCCAGGCCGAGACGCGCACGCCGGACGGCGGCGGCGGCCACTCGGTGACGTGGGGCAATGATCTGCAAGTCTGGGCAGACTTCCGTCCCGAGCGCGGCTTTGAGCGCATCGACGCGGGGCATGTATCGACGCCGCTCGCAGCCACGTTGCGCGTGAGATACTCGGACGCGGCGGCGGCGGTTTCGTCTGCCTCGCGCGTGCTGATTGACGGGGCGTTGTGGAATGTCCGGTCGGTCGCTGATGAGGATCAGCGGCGGCGCTATCTGACGATGACAATAGAGTCTGGAGTCGCGACCTAGTGACCGTCACGGTCACGGTCCGCAACAAAGACAAGCTGGCAAGGAAGTTCAGGGAGCTTGCGCCCGAAGCGGCGAAGGCGCTTGCCGCCGTCAACGAGCAGTCGGCAAACGACATGGTGACGCGGGCGCAGACCTTCGTGCCGGTCAGGAGCGGGACGCTCAGGAACAGCATCAGGGCCGAGCCCGCCGGGACTGAGACGGGTGCCTGGCGTGTGTCCGCTGGCGGCGCGGCAACGACCAGGCCAGCCCGCAAGGGTCATGGTTCATACGATTACGCCTTGGGCGTGGAGTTCTCGACCAGCGACACGCCGGCGCAGCCATTCTTCTTTCCGGCTTATCGGCTGACCGCCAAACAGCACCGGGGCCGCGCCACGCGGGCGGTTAATCGCGCTAACAAGAAAGTCGCAGGCAAGTGAAATGTCGATCGGCTCTTGGGATTTACAGATCGCAATCCGCGATCGACTGACGCTCGCGCCAATAGCCGGCGGTCGCATTTTCGACAGTGATGCAAACATCTCGCCGGATGTCCTGTTTCCTTATGTGACGATCGGCGAGGGGCAGGTCATCGAGGCCGATGTCGTCGGCAGCTCGGGAAGCGACGAGGCGGTTGCGCTGCACATCTGGGACCGCGCCAATGCGCAGGGCGGCCAGCGCGGTAAGAAAAACGTCAAGCTGATCGGCGACCAGATTCACTCGCTGCTCAATGGCCAGGACATCGCCGTCAATGGCCGGTCACCCGCCTTCGTCGTCATGCGCGATTTCGTCACCATCGCCGACCCCGATCCGCTGACGGTGCATGGCGTGTTGACGATGAGGGTCCAGCACTTCGAGGAGCTTTAGAAATGGCCACAAAACAGAATGCGCGTAACCTGCTCATCAAGAGGAGCGCGCTTGCCGATGGCACCGGCGCGCGCGGGAATGTCTGCGGAATACGGACGCGCTCTTGGTCGATCGCCAACGCCGAGATTGATACCACCATTCCGAATTGCGATGACCCGTCGCTGCCGCTCGTCACAACGTCGGAGCCGGGGGCGCAGACGCTCGAATTCACTGGCGACGGCATTTTCGAGGATTCAACCGCCTCGATCCTTGTCGCCGACGATGCACGGCTGCAACGTTCGCCGATCTACGAGGTGATCGTGCCCGGATACGGAACCTGGGTGGGGCCGATGTCGGTATTCAATTATCAGTGGAACGGCGACATGGCCGAGAAGCTGGCATTCTCCGCCACCTGGCGGCCGACCGATGCATCCCTGCTGACATTCACGCCGGCACCCTGATGTCAGTCACGATCAATGAGGTGACTTCCGAGGTCACAGCGGAAATCAACGGCACGACGTTCCGCTTCCACGGCACGACGAAGCGGATCGCGGAGCTGGAAAAGGTTCTTGGTGTCCCTGGCCTGATACAAATCTACGAGAAGCTGAATTTGCAGAGCGCGACCATCACACCGCTGATCCTTGAAACGCTCTGTTCATCAGGCCACACGCGCGACGACTTTGACGCTCTGCCGTTCGGGAAGTGCATGCCGATCGTGGTGCGCGCGATCGGTGCGACCATTACCGGCTCGCTGCCACCGCCTGCGGAGGACGAAGAGCCAAGGGGAAACGGAGCAGCGACCAGGGCGACGGGCGCACGCCGTGGCAACGCTACCGACAAATCGCGCTTGGCGTCTTAGGCTGGACCCCGAATGAATTCCACGCCGCGACGATCCGCGACATCTCCGATGGCCTCAAGGGCTGGATGGAAGCCAATGGTCATACGCCGCAAAAGGGTGAAGGGCCGATGACGCGCACGGAATTCGAGGAACTCAAGGCGCAATACGGATAAGCCATGGCAACGGACCTTGAGCGTTTAACAGTTTTAATTGAAAGTAATACAAAATCGTACGAAAGGTCCATGCTGCGCCTCCAGCAGCAGACCGCGAAGGCGATCAAGAGCGCGTCTACGTCCATCAAGAGTCTCGATAGCGGCCTGGGATCGCTCGCCGCGACGGCCAAGTCGTTAGGTGGTGTTCTCGGCGTGTCGCTCGGTATCGGCGCTTTCGAGAAACTGGCCGGCGTCATTACCGACACCGTGCATTCCGCTGCCGGCTTGGTCGATCTCGCCGACAAGATCGGGATCACAACCGACGCGCTACAGGAATTGCGCTACCAGGCTGAGCAGAACGGATCATCGGCCGAGGCGCTAGATTCGGCACTGTCGCAATTCTCAAAGCGCATTGGCGAAGCGGCCACGGGGAGCGGCGAGCTTCTTAAGATACTCAATGCAAATGGCGTTGCGTTGCGGGACGCAGCCGGAAATCTGCGCCCGCTGACGGATCTTCTCGCGAACTATGCCGACCTTATTAAGAATGCCTCGGACGATCAGGCGCGGGCAGTGCTTGCTACTCAAGCTTTTGGCAAAGCCGGCGACGAGATGGCCAACGTACTGCGCGATGGTGCTGCCGGCATGCGCGCCATGGGGGACGAGGCGCAGCGCACTAATCAGATCATCGGAGAGGACGCGCTTCGATCGCTCGAAGCTTACGATGATGCGATCGCGCGGCTGGAGGGGGCGTGGCAGAAGTTCGTCACGACGACCGTTGCGGGGGGACTGCGGATAGTCAGTGGACTGCAGGAAACTGCGCAGGCGATCAACAGGCTGAATGACCAGCTAAACGGCACGGTGCCGCAGCTACAGACCGTTGATGACAAGCTGGCGGATATAGCGCGTGAGGTTGCCGCTGTTCAGGCGCTTTCCGCCAGTGGGCTGATTGATGCGGCCGGACTGAATGCGGACTTGGCGCGGCTCGGCGCATTGCATGCCGAATTGATCGCACTGCGCAAGGATGCCGACAGCGGGCCGCGCATCCAAATGTCGGGCAGTGCCGACCGCACCAAGGACGACTTTATCGGGCCGCCTCCGAAGGTCACGGTACTGCCTACCCCACCACTGGCTCGCGGAGGCGGTGGCGGCGGCCATCGTGCGGCAGGCGGTGGAGGCAGCGGCGGCAAGAGCGATGTCGAGCGGCAGAAGGAACAGGTCACTGAGCTAATCAAGGAACTGGAGCGCGAGCTTTCGCTGGTTGGCAAGAGCGAGACGGAACAGAAGGTTTCCAACGCGCTGCGCCAGGCCGGGGCCGAGGCTACCGCCGCGCAGAAGGAACAGATCACCGGCCTGGTGACGCAGATCGAGGCGCAGCAGACAGCCTATGACAATCTGATCGACACGCTGGACACAGTGCGCGATGCGGCCGGCGGGGTGATGGATGCGTTCATGCAATCCATCCAGGCCGGCGAGGGGCCGATAAAGGCGTTGAAGGCATCCCTGCTTGACCTGTTGCAGACCATCATCCGCATCGGCGAACAGCGGGCGATCCTGGCGCTGTTCGGTCTGACCGGAACGGCCGGCGGCGGTTTCCTCGGGCGGGCCGTCCAGCAAGTCGCAGTGCATGTCACCGCCTCGCCGGAGTTCCACGTCAGCCAGGCGAAGAGTTCGAAGCAGGCCGAGGATCGCGCCGTCGCTCGTGGGCCGGCGGTGGCGCGATCCAACAACCTTCGCTATGCGACGCCATAGATGACGACCGTTACCTGGCCGAATGTGCTGAAGCCGACCAGCTTTGGTTACAAATATCTGGACGCCGATATCAGCGGCGGTCGTGCGGTTGGCGGGGGCGAGCAATTTATCGCCTCGCCTGGCCCGCGCTGGAGCGCGGAGATGACGCTGCCGATTTTTCGTGACGACCAGGTGCTCGCTGCGCGGGCGCTGCGGACGCAGTTGCGCGGTCGGGCTAATCCTGTCGCGCTGCCAAACTTTGACGGCCGTCGGCTGTCATGGCCGGTCGAGGCCCAGACGGGGCGGGTGCTGACACCGAGCACGGCAAGCGATCTCGAAGGCACGCGGGGGCTGAGCGGCACAGACTATGCGGGATGGGAAATACCGCCGGCGTCAGAGATCGTCGCGACTGTTCGGACGGCTGCACCAGCACGCGCGACCTATCTTGAAATGACCGTCACGCAGGGCGGGTCGGTGCTTCCCGGCCAGCAGTTCGGCATCGGCCAGCGGTTATACGAGATTGCATCGGAATCGGAACTCGATGGCGTCGAAGTGAGATTCCTGCCGCCACTACGCGAAGCTGCCCCGGTAGGAACGCCGGTTCTGTTCACGCGACCGACGTGCCTGATGCGCGCAATGAACCTCAATGACGAGCTGGGGGCGCTCGAGATGATGCGCTACGCCACGCTCGATTTGCAGTTCGTCGAGTATCTTTAGTGGGGTTTTTCGACACGACGCAGAAGGCGTTGAGCCGGGGGCTTAGTGTCTTCTACGGCGAGCTATTCGATGTCGGATTTACATCCGGTGCGGCGCATTACTGGGACGGTTTCGGGCCGCTTACGGCTTACGGCCACACCTATCTAGGCGCGGCAAACTTGGTGGCGCGTTCGGAAATCCCGTTCGGGGTTGACGACGAGGCGGGCGACCTGACGCTAACCATGTCGGGCGTTGACGCTATGATCCTCAATATGGTGCGGGCCGAAGAGGCGGAAATCTACGGTCGGCCACTTGTCATCTGGGGGCAGTTTTTCGGCGAGGATTTGCAGCCGAGCGGGATGCGCTGGCAACTGTTCAACGGCACAATGGACGTTCCGACCTACAGTGTCAGCAGCTTTGGCGAGAGGGCGATCAGCATTTCGTGCGAAGGCGAGTGGACTGACAGGAACAACGCACGGCATTCGCGCTTCAGCGACAAGGATCAGAAGGCACGCTTCGCGGGCGATCGTGGACTGGAATATGTCTACCGCTACATGGTCGGCGTACGGCGTGCGTGGCCGAAGTTCTCGTAAATGCTACTGCTCGGTTCTGATCCGCTAACGCGGTTTCTCAACGCGGCGGCGGAACGGCCGTTCGTGTGGGGCGAATTTGACTGTTTGTTGTGGCTGGCCGACTGGATTGCGGAGCGGCGTGGCGTTGATCTCGGCGGCAAGTTCCGGGGCTGTTATTCCACCATGCTGCAAGCCGCCAGGATCGTCCGTGACGCGGATGGCATGGTTTCCCTGGTGGATCTCCTGACGCGCGGCTCTGGCGTGCGTAGGGCCAGCGTAGGAGCGCGGGGAGATATTGCCATCGTGTCAGTCGCGGGCGATGGCGGCGAGCACTTCGGCAGCCAAGCCGGGGCGATCCTGCTCGGCGGCTCGGCGGCGCTGATTTCCCAGCAAGGGCTTGTCGTGCCGCGCATAGATTATGCGCCGGTCGTCGCAGCTTGGAAGGTCTGATCGGTGCCGCAAGTCATTCTCGCGCCGGTAGCATTTGCCGCATTCCAGGCCGGTGCTGGGATTGGGGTTGCGAATGCAATTCTTGGCGTCGGCACGGTTGGCGCAATCGTCCATGCCGGCGTCAGCACGGCGCTGGTTCTGGGCGCGAGCTACGCAGTCGCCAAACTTACCGCGCCGGCGATGCCGCGAGCAGTCAATGGCAGTATCGAGCGCAAGGATCCGTTAGCGCCGCGGTTCTTCCCATATGGCAAGTGCAAGGTTTCCGGGCCTGTGCTGTTTCTGGAAGTTGGCAACATCGACGGCGACACGCGGCTCTTGAAAATTACCGCGTTCGGCTCGCGTGAACTGGCGATGATGGACCCATTCTACATTGACGGGTCGAAAAGAACGCTCGCTGCCGGCATTGACGG